TGTGTCGTTCAACATACCAAATTACAGTTCACATGCGTCTTGCTGCTAAGCTGTTGCTCAACCTCATCCCCCTCGGATTTGGATGGGTTATGGCATGGTGGTGGGCCCTTTGGGGCTCCTTGGCTGTGTTCAGTGTTGCTATTGTTGTCGTTATTGTCATTGCGGTTTTGACCCGCACATTTCGGCTCATTAACATATTGTTCCCGGCCTCGTTGACACGTGGGGTTTTTCAGTCCATGGATGCGGTCCATCCAACGTTGCCGCACAATCACTCGCATCCCGAGTGTGCGGCAAACCGAAACATGCTCGAAGCTATTGTCGTGCTGTTCAGCGCTTTGATAGGCGCTGTGCCATATTTTTACCAGATGTCGTCGTCGGATTACCGGCGTAACCATTTGGGTTCAAAGAAGTGGTTTTGGGGTGAGGACTTACGCGTGCCCGAGCAGGATTTTGCGCCGGAGCCGAGTTATGTCATCGCCATGATTGATACGGACTTTTATCCCGAGGAGCCAGAACTTGCTGCGCTTCTCAGTGCCACCAGTGCCCCAGTTATTATCGGCACTGTGTGCGTTCTGCGAGCTGCCAACGGCAACGGAGAGTACACCTGGAAATTCGGGCCCGATGGCACGCTTTATAGCCAAGTCAAAGGCGGCCGGCGATATGTCCACAAGTTGTGGGATTGGTCCGGTGATTTGGTGACATTCCAACACGAGGATGTGACGAGTGTTTACAATATCGATCGCAAGCAGTTCGGGTCATCGCCGGATCATGTTGTGATTTGCCTTAGTCTTATGGTCCGCTATCGCGGGACGCCCCCCCGAGAGCTTCAGCTCTCGCCTCTGCGGCGCCTTAACCCAGTCCATGGAGAGGGGAAGGAGGCCGCGGTGGTGCTTCGCGTGCATGGTTCCGACGGGATCTATGTGTCACTCGCGAAACTTGGCTCAGACACTAGCATTGAGTTGCCGGTGTCGTCTTATGACACAGCGCTGGCCATGGCGGAGTTGCAATTGGGAAAGTTGTCGGCGGGGATGCTGGAATCAGCAATCACCGGCCTTGATGGCAAGAACATCTCAGCAAACGAAGCCACGCGCCTGGCGGGTATTATCAAGAAGAGCACACCTTTGTCCTCTGCGCGCATGTGCGTGCCTGAAAAGCCTTTCCATCGTGCACAGCCTGGGGCTGTGCTGGACCCAGACGCTGAGCCTTCGGCGATTGCGTTTATGGGCAACGTGGTGAAAGGAGCTGTTGTTTTCGACAAGACGCCGGAATCAATGGGCGGTGCCATTAAGGGCCGTATCAAGGACATTGCCAACGACGATTACCTTATGACGGGTACGACAATTCGTAAGATGAGTCGCTTTATTGATCTGTTGCTTGAAGGTAAGGACCGTTTGAGGCCTGTTTCGCGCGAGGACGTTACGCGAAACGGAACAGGCCGACGCAGAAAGCGGTCGACGCGAGGGAAATGTATGCCCAGAAAGGTAAGAAGGGCATTAAAGCACACCGGAAGAAGGAGACATATGACAATTTCGGTGACTCGCGCGTCATCTCGACGGCGGGGTCGAAGAATGCTGTGGATTATGGGACGTTCACGCACGCTTTGGCGCCACTGTTGAGGTCTTACGACTGGTATACACCTGGCATGACGCCGGTGGAGATATCAGAGCGGCTGTGTGACGTACTCGCTGGGCAAGATGCTGCGACGATGACGGATTTCAGCCGCATGGACGGGCGTAAGGGAGCGGCCTCTCGGTTGCTGTGGCAGATGTTTGTGATGCGAGCATTTGAACAGCGATACGCGGAGCAGCTTTCCGAATTGCTGCGCGACCATTGCGCGCAGCGTGGCAAGTCGGAGGCGGGTACGCATTCGACGGGGCTAGCGCAGAACTCAGGCGCATTCGAC